ACAGCCACTCAGGATTGGGAATAGTTTTAGGTAGTTTGGTTTTCTTGTCTATGACTGGTCGACCTTTGGCATCAAATATCCCACGCACAGTCAGTAATTCGTCAGTGATGCCGTTGTATTGATCCACATTCTCGGCCAAGAGTTGGACGAAGTCGGTGTCGCTTGAAATAATTACATGATGGTCTTGGGGGTGTAATGCTATCCAACGAGCAATGATGTCGTCGGCTTCTGCGTTTTCATTTCTGACAACTGAGCAGTTGGTACTGTCAGCCAAGTATTTAGTCAAGTGATCGAACGTTTCCCAGAACAGCTTGTCCTCAGCTTGTTCTTTTTCTGTTTGTGCTGCTCTAGCATCGCTACGATTTCGCTTGTAAGGTGCATACACATCCTTGCGCCAACTACGACCTTCTAGCGCAAACACCACGTGATCAGCACCGAACTTTGTGACCACTTTGTTTACTGCACTAAGAGTTATGTGTAGAGCGTAGCCCACTTTCTCCCATTCATCACTGGCTCTAAAAGCCACATGGCGGGCACGAAAGAACAGATTAGCTGTATCTATAAGAACGTATTTCATTGGGACCTAAATAAGTTTGTGTTTGACAATGTATTGTAACATAAAACTGGCCCAAGCACTATGGGCTTCCTTGCCGAAATGCCAGGAATCTGGTGCAACAGTTTCAAAACCGTTGTCCAAAAGCCACTGACTATAGGTCATTTTGGCATTGTAAGGTTCGATGTAAGCGGATCCCCAATCCAGTCTTTGGTCTGGTGGTATTTCTTCTAGAGCAGTATTGCCATTGAAAAATACATGAGGTATTTGTTGTTGCTGTAGCTCTTGGTGGAAATCCCAAATCATTTTATGGGCTCTGACACAAACATCATACCAGTTGATGTCGGCAATGTATTTTTTGTAGGCTTGTTGATGACTTTCGGGTACTTGATCAACACCGCTGGCATTGACCTGATGGTATACACCGTCGATTAACCATTCTTGCCTTTCCCACGTGGACCACTGTATGATCAACAGGCTGTTTTCGGCAGCTCTGGGACGTTGGCTAAGCCAGTGTCGTGTGGTACGTATGATTCTGTGGTTGCTGGCAGCAGATTCTGCATCACATTGAAAACCAAACTTGGCAATGTCGGCCATCTTCTTGCCCCAACTCACAGCCAAGTTGGCCGGGTGCGGTAGGCGCCCCAAGTAGTTTAAGAAAGGATCATCTTCGGCAAAGGCATGTGCATTTACTGCTTCTGCCCCTGCGGTATGACTATCGCCGTTTACGTAAAGGATCAAGAAACCTCCGTGCGTCCGTTGCCCAAGTCACGACTGCGTGTAAAGCGTGTGGGGTTCATAGCCTGTTCTTGTTCCCAAGTTTCCATGACCACATGACGACAAACGTTTTGGAACCATTGATCCACGATGTCGGCATCAGTCTTGCCCACATAGCCAGCACGTATTAGATTGGCAACAAACTTGTCATTCCAATCCAGTTCAAATGAACCAGCATGTATGTTTTCAGGATCTACATCCATACTGAGAATAGCCACATAAGGATCGCCACGTTCGGTGGCCGACTCCTTTTCGCCTTTAACGGGTTTCTTTTTAGTTGTCTTTTTAACTTCAACAGGGGGTGCAACAGGTTCTGCTACCCCAAACATTTTCTTTAATTTATCAAACATATCATTTGTCCTTTACTTCGATCCAAGTGTGGTCTCCCAACCACTTTACTGCTGTAATATATTGATACCATGCAGGTGGACCAGCTGACCAACCGTCTGGTCCCATACCACACAAGATAAGTTCGTTGCGTCGCGTGTCCTGGGCTAACCAATAGATTTGCCCATGTGCTATCTGGAATTCGTACTTAGCTGCATGTACCATGTCGGTCAAATCTAATCTGCGTTTAATCTCATCAGCTTGTCGTTGCAACACTGACACCAGTTCCATAATCCTGTTGTACTCTTGCTCGGCATGCATACGAGCCACGTTCAACATGATGTCTTTTTGTCTAGTAACCGGTACTAGATCAAACGCCGGCGCACCTGCTTCTGTGGGGTAAGGTGTGACATTGCGATTAAAAAATGGCACCACAACATTGCCAACATCGACGTCAAAGCTGTTGCGTCCTTTGGCAGAGTTGGTCATACTTTTCCTTTGAGTCGTGCTATCAAGTATTCTTCTTTGGTAGCCCAACGATATTCGTATTCGGGCATGTTAGGTCCCGTATACACTGCTGTACCGCGGTAAGCTAGTTTGAACCATATCCATTTTTTACTGAATTCGCATCGTTTTGGCCGCCAAGCAAATTTCAAATCCCATCTAGCAAGATTCCAAAAAGCCTGGTCGATGCGATGCCAAATAGGGTCCATTGGCATAATCAAGCCAAGCTTGCATACAAGTGTTGTTGTAGATTCAAACGCAGGCCATTCTCTACACAGTATTGTCCTGTGTATTCATGATTGCGTTGATTGGCTTCTAAGTTTAACAGGCCGGGTTCCCAGAAACTGATAACCTCATCTACAGTACTACGCTCAGCCATTGTGATAGTGCCTTTCTCAGACCGTAACAGTTTGATCTTCTGCGGTAAACTGTTGTACACATTCATTGGGCTACAGTAGATCTGCTTGCCTGTGCGATCACGCCAGGCCAATGCCCAGTCAGGAACGCTACTGTAGGGGCTTTCAGGATCAGCACTCACAACAAACTTCAAGCAGTCTGCACGATCCAGGATAGTCTTACTGGGTGCAAAGTACTTGATGGCACGACCATTCTTTTCTACACACTTGGGACTACATACTAATGTAACACCAGGAGGTACTACAGTATCCGGAATGCCGTTGCTTTCAACTTGCACTTCCTTAAAGTTGTGCAACTGTTGCGCCATAAACTCCGAAATGTTTTCCTGGATCAAGGGCTCCCCACCTGTCATAACCAACACAATGTTGGGAAACTTTTTGCCCGGCAAGTTGGGTACGTGTGCCCACGCAGGAACATCCTTACCTTTGTCGGTCCAGAATGCTTGGATAGTTTGTTCCATCTTAGTTTCGATTTGGTCGTAAGTCATCCAGTCACCGTCGTCAAAGAATGTATCGCAGAAGCTGCAATCCAAATTACATTTGGCCAAACGTATGAACAAAGCTGGCATACCTGAATATGGTCCCTCACCTTGTAGCGTAAAGAACATACTTGTTACAAACAAGCTGTCAACAGGAGCATCTGCAAAATACTTCTTGCCTACGATTTCATTGGTACCAAACATTTAAAATCCTCACATTTCATTTAGTGTAACACAGTTATTTAGATCAGTCAACATGTTGCTGTTCAGGATTCCAACGACGCCACCATTCTTCCCAAGGAAAAACAATCCATTGCGGGTCATTGAACTTGTTGATTACTTCAGCGGAATAGTCAACATCAGTAATACACTCGCTACTTTCATTGTCGTACAAGGTGGCAATACGCACATTATTGCCCCACAATGAATTCCATCGTTCGTCGTCGGGTAAGCAACCGGAGGTCCAATCTCGTCTGATCCAGTTGAGTGTAGCACCAGAATCGTTGATGTCATCTACAACCAGAATGTTTTTACCGTTAAAAGCATCTTCGGCCATCCATAAATTGCTTTCACATTCGTTTTCGTTGCCGTCACGCAATCTAACTTGTAGGGTTTCCATGGGACAATCCAAATACTGACTGATCAAGTTAGCTGGAACTAGGCCACCCCTTGTGATGCCAACCACGTAGTCCGGAGTCCAACGATCCAGCCACATTTGCCGCACCAACTCTTGTACTTGTCGTTGTACGTCATTCCAGCTTACATATACTTTTTTCATTTACTTTCCGTATAATAACAATGAATGCTCTAGGTTATCCAATGCAAGATTGTATTTAGACAAACGATTTCCGTTGCCGGTATAATTCAATACATTAACAGATTTGACATGTAAAAATGTCGTATCAAATCCGTGTAGCTTTGAGTATAACACAAGTATATCGCTTAGTCTATGTTTTCGGTCATACACTACATTTAGATCTCGATCTGTAATGATTCCGTTGATTACCGTTTCGATCACACGCACAAAGTCTCTGGCACTGACCATATCAAAATAACGATCTTGATCTAACACAAACGGTACGTGATTGCCAACTGCTGCCCTAAATCTTTTTAACAAACGATTTTCAGATTCTGATGGATCAAAACAACCAAACAGTCTCAGTGTTGTGGTTTTTGGAAAATCAACACTGAATCTAGCTATGACATTTTTGCTTTGTCCGTAGCTGTATTGCGGTCTACGATTCCAAATTTCCCACTCGTCCACCTGGTCAATATCTTGATCCAGATCAAACTCAGCACCGGATCCAATGTTGATTAACTTACTGTACCATTGGTCGTTGATGGCCAGGTTATAAAAACTTTCCAGATTGTTGGCATAGATAGCGTGTTCGCAAGATCTCAGTTGTTCTCTACCGGCCACAGCACAATTTATGACGACATCGTAACGATTGCGCTTTAGTACGTCGGTAACAGCGGCCAGGTCAGTTAGATCAAGCTGACGTCGAGTTGCGGCATGAACTTGATGCCCGGGTAAATGATCGCTGATGTAGCTGCCAAGAAATCCAGCAGCACCAGTTACAAGTATTTTCATTTTCCGAAGTCAGGAAACTCAACCACAATAGTACTGCGTCCGTCTGTGCGATTGTAGGCTTTTTCGTAGGCCAGTCTAATGCTTTCTACAGTGTCAGCTTCAATCACATCCACTGTTTGGCACATGAGTCTAAAGGCCGCTGCAAAGTTGCCGCGATGCTGTGCCTGTGGATCTACTGGACGTTCGGAACCCACTGCTACTCTAATGATCACTTTTGGACAACAACGGCCAGCACTTAGACTGCCAAGTTTGTCCAGATGATTCACAATCTGATCTGTGGCGCACAGCAAGAAGTTCCAACGTGGTACCACAGACACTGGCACAAATCCGTTCATGGCCAAGCCAATACTGACACCGAGTTGGAAATTTTCTGCCACTGGAAATTCCATCTTCTTTTCGGATGCAATCGCAGTTAGACTTTCGTAGCAGCCAGTGCCCGCATACTCTACTGCTTGTCCAAGGAATATGGTATTTGGCTGCTGACTAAGCCAGGTCATGGTACGTTTTAATTCTTGATTGTACAGTTGATTTGGAGTCATTAGAATTGCACCCTTACACCGGCACCGGCATGTGGATAACGAGTGTTTTGATAGCGATAGTAAATTAAGTTAGTGTCTTGATACCAATCGGCATCCTTGGCATAATAAGGCACAGTGCGACCCCATATCTTTTCAGTAGGAGTTTCTACACTGACGCCATTGTCTTCAACCACAAATGTGATTGGTAAC